CACTCCTTTTAAGACAGTTTTGACTGGCTGTGATAAAGGTTAAACCTTCCAGCAAGGGGAAGGTCAAGAAATTAATCTTGTTGATTTGAAAAGGATTTTTAAATCAATATCTTCCAGTGTCCACGTAGTGTCCAAATATTCGAGAAACATAAAGCCCGCACTGTTAAGCGCGGGCTTTTTCTTATGCTGCTGCGGGGATCAACTGCGCCTGACGCAGTCGTTCCACAGCAACATCAAAATAGTGCGGGCTTGTCTCGATGCCGATGAATTTGCAGCCTGCTTTCAGTGCAGCTACGCCCGTGGTTCCCGAACCCATGAACGGGTCAAGGATTGTGCCGCCGTCGCCTGCTGTCCTGACCAACTCTGCCATCAGCTCTTCCGGTTTTCCGGTCGGATGCAGTTTCTTTTGTGGTTTAACCTGGTGTGTCATGCAGCCGTCAAACGGGCCGTTCGGGGATTTACCCAGATGACCTTTGCTGCCCCAGACCATGAATTCGCACTGATGCCGGAAATACCCGGTGTGAGGCGCTCGCGCCGCCCTTCCTTTGTTCCAGACAACAATGCCGCGCCAGGTAAAGCCACTGACCTGAAAAGCATCGGTCAGGGCGGGTAATTGTCGCCAGTCGGAAAATACCAGAGCATACCCTCCCGGCCTGACGGCGTGGTATGCCTGCATCATCCACAACTGCATCCAGTATGCCCATGAATGGGCATCCATGTTTTCACCTGCGAAGCCCTCAAAGTGATGAAGACTCTCATCGTTTAGATATTTTGCGTGGCTGCCCTGGCAGGTGCGTCCGGCTTTGTGTGTCGCGCCGGAACTGTAGGGTGGGTCGGTGATGAGCGCGTCCACACTGTCCGGCTCAATATGTGGCAATACTGTCAGTGCGTCGCCGCAGTACAGACGGGTGTTTTCGGTTACGATGCGTTGTTGAAATCCGGTCAAAGATAAAACTCCAGAATCAAAAGAATACAGAAACAAAAACAGGCATGTGCTCACATTACCGGAAACGGCAGTGACAACTGCGCATCACCCCGGTGAGACGCAGGCAGGCTTTGCCACGGAATATCCTGTGAAGTGCTGCCATAACGTTTAACCGTGAGTTTGTCGAAACTCTCCAGCGTCGAGAAGGAGAGACTGCATTCCGGGTTGTTGCACTGGCAGAGTTTCCAGCGGACAGTTCCGGTATCGTTCGCGGCGCGACTGGTGCGGGTGCGTGTGCTCGCACCACAAAAAGGACACGGAAAAGACACGACGAAGACCTCCTTTTTCGTGAAGGCGAATCGTCGTGATTTTATTCCGGTTATTCCTGTTGTGCTATCCATTCAGGAATTTTTAATTCCATCTCAAGCCGCGTGGTGAAGCCGCTGTCGTCGATGTTGTGCTCCACCTTCGCCAGCACCCAGTCTTCCGCGTCGATGTCGCTCTTGAAACCGGATACCGTGCCGCGCATTTCGGGGTACAGGTCGGGGCGACCGCGTGCCAGTGTGATGGAGAACTCAGCCGCACCGCGCTGTAGCTGCTGCCACTTTGCCGCAGCGGCACGGCGTGCGGCCTCCTCGTTTTTGAAGGTTTGGCGCATGACGTACACATTGCCGTCTGCGCCCTCCATGTAATCCCCCTCGCGGCTGCTGCTTTTCTCCTTTTTTGTTTTTTGGGCAGAACCACGTTTCTTCACGCTGACTTTTTTCTTTTTGCCATAGTCCAGGTCCAGCCAGTAAGCTCGTACCCCCGTGTACGCCTGCCGGTCTGCAATGCGGAAGTGATGGCTGTCACCGCTGCTGCGGGTGATGGCGAATGAGGGCAGCGGCTTTCCGCTGGCGCTCACCCCCTGTCCGGGCACGATGAAAAGCAGTGCGCCGTTCTTGACGGTGGCGATTGCTCCCAGCATGTCTGCCATACGCGTGAGGAACGAGATGTCGCTTTCCTCCGTCTGGTCGGCGTGGTCGATTTCCAGCCCTGCCAGTGAGGCGCTGATTTGCGCTTTCAGCCCGTAGCGGTACGCGATGGCAGAAACAACCTGTCCCACCGTCACGTCATGCCAGGACACTTCACGCTTCACGTTGAACTCCTGGCGGAAGTCTGCGCTGCTGGCCGTAATGGTGAGTCTGTCCGGCGGTCCCTCGTGTGTCACCTCGTCAACGATGAACGCTCCCTTGTCCGTCAGCGCCTCACCTTTCCAGCCCAGCGCCAGCCCCAGCTTCTGCCCTCGCTTCGGGAGACGCACGCCGCCGTCGCTGTCGTCAATCGTGAGGGTTAACTGGTCTGCCTCAAATCCCCGGTTGTCGGTCATTGCCAGCGAGATGACCCGTCGGGTTAACGCCTCGTTTTCCTCTTTTTTTCCGGTTTCCGCGTTGTCAGTTGTGACGGAAAAATCCGGTATCTTCACGCACTCTGCCAGCCCGGCGAGGTATCCGTTAATGCCCGAAAAGTTCATCCCGCTTTCTCCGTCTGTGTCTTCGTCCTGCAAATCATTTCACACACGCGAAATACACCGCGAGCCGCGCATGTTGTAGGAGAGCGGCGAGAAGGGGCGGCGCGTGAATGTCGGGGTGTTTTTCGGGAGGATAGTGCCACAGAAAAAACACCAGGAGGTGCTCATGAGTGAAACACGCTTTCACGGCGCACGCGTCAAAGAAAACACCGACCTCGTGACCGCGATTAATGACATTGATTCCAGTGTCATCGGTATCGTGGCTACGGCGGACGATGCAGACAGCGACGCGTTCCCGTTAAACAGGCCCGTACTGATCACCCGCGTGGTGAATGTGCTGGGTAAGGCAGGCACAACAGGCACGCTGTACAAAACGCTCAAGGCGATTTCCGACCAGACCAGCCCGAAGGTTATCGTGGTGCGTGTGGCAGAAGCCGGAGAGGAAGGTGAGACACAGGACCAGCTTGTCATCGGTGGTTCGCAGGCTGACGGCAGCTACACGGGCATGTATGCCCTGCTGGTTGCCGAACAGGATGAGAGCATTGGTTACCGCCCGCGTATTCTGGCGGCTCCCGGCCTTGATACCGAAGCTGTCACATCTGCCCTGTGCGTCATTGCGGACAAGCTCCGCGCCTTTGTGTACGCCGGATGTAACGGCTGTGACACGATGGCGGAGGCAATCACTTACCGCGCTAAGTTCTCCGCGCGTGAGCTGATGCTGCTGTGGCCTGACTTCATTGCCTACAACCCGGTGAGCGGAAATAACGAAACATTTCCGGCTGCGGCGTATGCGTGCGGGTTGCGTGCGCGGATTGACAGTGAGCAGGGCTGGCACAAGTCACTGTCCAACGTGGCGCTGAAAAATGTGCTCGGTATGTCGCAGCAGGTGTTCTGGTCTTTGCAGGCTGAAGACAGTGATGCGAACAACCTGAACAACAAGGAAATCACCACGATTATTCGCCGTAACGGCTTCCGCTTCTGGGGGAACCGTACTGCCGAAACCAGCGACTACATCTTTGAGGTGTACACGCGCACAGCGCAGATTCTGGCAGATACCATCGCTGAGGCGCAGTTCGAAACCATTGACGAACCGCTGACCCCGGCGAACGTGAAGGACGTGATTAGCGCCATCCGCGCAAAACTCAATGCCCTGGTCACCGCCGGAAAACTTATCGGTGCGGAGTGCTGGTATGACGTGCTGGACAACGGCACGACGGATTTACGTCAGGGGCGCGTGCGTATCCGCTACAAGTACACACCAGTGCCGCCGATGGAAGACCTGACGCTGTACCAGACCTTCACGGATGAGTATTTCGACTCCGCTTTTGCAACGCTGGGAGGTGCGTAAATGGCTGTACCACGTTACGTTCGCCAGTTCACGCTGTTTGTGAACGGCAAAAACAAAATCGGCACGGTGACAGGCGTCACTCTGCCTAAACTGACCCGAAAAACCGAAGCCTATCGCGGTGGCGGGATGCTGGGTGCGGTGCATATTGACCTCGGACTGGATGACGGCGCACTGGATGCCTCATTCACCACCGGCGGTGTTGAAAAAGAGTTGCTCCAGGAATACGCCACTGACATTAACGAAGTGGCGCTGCGCTTTGTGGGTGAGCTGTTCACCGATGGTGAGGAAAGTCAGCTCCTTGAGGTGGAGATGCGCGGACGCATCACGGAAATCGACCGTGGCGAAACCAAACAGGGCGACACCACACAGTACACCTTCGCCGTCAAAAACACCTACTACAAGGAGTCGGTGGATGACAGCGATGTGACAGAAATCGACCTGCTGAACTTCATCTACAAAAAAGACGGCCAGAACGTCTTTGGTGACCGCGTGAGTTCGGCGCTCGGTCTGAACTGACAGTATTAACAGGGCGGCACGCCGTGCCGCCACAGGAGAAAGAAAATGGCAGCAAAGAAAGATGACATCATGAACGACGACATCATTGCAGAGGACACCGCTGTGGAAAGCGCAGAGACCGCAGGGGAAAAAACGGGTGTGCAGTTATCCTGCCCGGTGGTGCGTGGCGAGCGCGTTATTGACTTCGTGGAGATTGGCGAGGAAATTCGTCAGGCAGGTTCACTGCGCGGCCTGTCGCTGATTGAGGTGCTGAACCTCAAAACAGACCCGGTGATGACGCTGCTTTCACGCGTGACCACACCACGCCTGAAGCTGGCAGAAATTCAGTCACTGTCCACCGGTGATTTCGTGGCGCTGGCTACTCTGGTGGCGAATTTTTTGGCTCCCACGGAGTCTGCGAAACCGTCCGTGGCGGTGACGGAAGCGTGATCACGCTGGCGAAGTTCGACCACGTTGAAGAACTGATCGCCGATATTGCAGTCGTGTTTAACTGGTCGCCCGGCGAGATATTCTCAATGCCTCTCGTCGAGGTGATGAGCTGGCGTGAGCGGGTGGCGCAACGTAGCGGAGTCCGCAACAGTGAAATCCCTTGATATTCGTGTCAGTTTTGGCGCAATCGACCGGCTGACACGTCCGACCGAAAACGCCCGCCGTCAGGTGGGCGCTCTCACTGAATCCCTTCAGAATACGCAGAACAACATACAGGCGCTCGACAGGCAGTCCAAGGTGTTCGAACGTGCCGCCGGAAATCTCAGTAAATACCGCGAACAGATTGCCCGCGCGGAGCAGAGGCTCGCCGGGCTGCGAAAGGCAGAGCAGGACGGCAAAAACCTCTCTGAAAAGCAGCGGGAGATGATGACGGCGCTGTCTGCACGTCTTGAGCGCCTGAACGAGCTGCGCACGCGCGAACGCGAAAAACTTCAGGCGGCGGCAGGGGAAATGCGCAGACACGGCATTCTGCTTTCCGGTAGCAGCCGGACCATCGAAAGTGCCGTTCGCCGCACACAGCAGTACAACGAGCAGCTCGAGCGCGAACGGCAGGTGCTGGCTCGCGTGACGCAGGCACAGAACCGCTATGAGGCCGCGAAGGCTCAGGCGGAAAAACTGCGCAACACAGGGGCTGTGGCGATGGCGGCGGGTACAGGTGGCCTGTATGCGGCGCAGCGCATGATGGCTCCGGCGATGGAATCCGAACAGCACGGCGCGGTTATCGCTGCCGGTTCGGGGGAAGGCGCAGAGGATGGCGCACGTTACACTCACATCATCCGTAACATACAGGCTGACGGTCTCGCTGATTTTGCCGGTGCTGCGGAGGCCGTGAGTGCGGTACGCAGCACGCTCGGTGCGCTGGGCGACACCGGCGACCGGGAACTGGAGCGCATCAGTCGTCGTGCGCTGGATATGCAGACCGTCTTTGGTGTTGATGTGCCGCAGAGCATTCAGGCCGCTGCCATCATGATGAAGAACGGGCTGGCTGCCAGCAGTGACGAGGCTACTAACCTGATGACGGCAGGGATGCAGCGTATGTCCGCTGAAATGCGCGATGAACTGCCGGAAATTCTGCACGAGTATTCCACCCACTTCCGCAACATGGGCTTCACCGGCAGCGAGACAATGAGTCTGCTGGTTGAGATGGCAAAGCAGGGCAAGTTTGCTCTGGATAAAACCGGCGATGCCGTGAAGGAGTTCAGCATCCGGGGTTCGGATATGTCGAAATCCAGTGTCTCAGCGTATGAGACACTCGGCCTGAATGCCGAACGGGTGTCTGCTGCCATTGCACAGGGGGGCGGCAACGCACGTCAGGCGATGCAGGTGACCGCCCGTGCACTGCTGGCCATCCGTGACCCGGCAGAGCGGGCGAACACGGCCATTGCGCTGTTCGGCACACCCGTTGAAGACCTCTCCGTTGACCAGATCCCGCGGTTCTTAAAGGCGCTGGCCGATGTCCGTGACAACCTGGGCGATGTCAGCGGCGTGGCAGACCGCATGGGGCAGACGCTGCGCGGTAATCTTTCCGGCGATGTTCAGGCCCTGAGTGGTGCGTTCTCAGGGCTACGCACGGACATCTTCGGCACAGTGACGGAGGATTTGCGCGGGCTGGTTCAGACGGTGAGCGCGTGGGTAACCCGGATGCGCGAATGGGTCGGAGAGCATCAGGCGCTGGTCAGAGTTCTGGTGCTGACCGGCGGGAGTGTTCTGGCGCTGTCTTCCACGTTCGGTGCGCTGTCGCTGACGCTCGGGCTGATTGCGGGGCCGCTGGCAAAACTGCAACTGGGGCTGGGACTGCTGACGGGGGGCGGCGGCATTGGTGGTGCTGTCCGGCTTGTGTCCGCGCTGGCACTGCGCCTGACGGGGCTGCCTGCGCTGTGGGCGCTGGTCACGGGGGCGGTGTCGGTACTGGGTGGCGCACTGGGTGCGCTGTTCAGTCCGGTCGGGCTGATCGTTGCCGCCCTGGTGGGCGGCGCGGTTCTGGTGTTGAAATACTGGGATCAGATCAGCGCGTTTTTTTCCGGCTTTTTTGCCGGAGTGTGGGAGGCGCTGCAACCGCTGCGGGAAGCCTTTGCATCGCTGGCTCCGGTGTTCGGGCTGATTGGTGACGGCATCAAAGCCGCGTGGGAGTGGTTCACCCGCCTGCTTGAACCTGCAAACGCCTCAAAAGAGACGCTCGACAAATGTACCAGTGCAGGGGAGTCGTTCGGGAAAACGCTGGGGTGGGTCATTCAGAACATTGTGCTGGGGCCGCTGACGCTGCTCCTTGATGGCCTCGGTACCGTGCTGAAGTGGCTGGGTGTCATCCCGGACGGCATCAAAGAGGCACAGAAGGAGACGCAAAAACTCCAGGAGAGCGCCGCAAAACAGTCCACACAAAAAGCGCCGGTTGCGTGGGAGTGGGATCCTGCACAGAAAAAAATGGTGCAGAAAACATGGTCGTGGTCATCAGATGCAGCGGAAAACAACGGTGACAATAAACCTGCCCCTGCTGTTCCCGGAGAGGTGAGGGGAACGGCGGACAATCCGGTCGGCAAACCCGGCAGCAAATCCCCGCTGGATGAGGCATGGTTCCGGCAGGGGATACAGAAAACCGCCAACAATACAGGCGGGCTTCTTGAGGAAACACGCAGGCGCGTCGGTCCCGGCGATATTATTTTCAAAAATCTGCCCGGCCCCGAAATCATTCACGACGAGTGGAAAGCACCGCAGGTTATCCGGACAGTGCAGGCGGTATCGGCGGGCGGAGGAGTGGTGGATGCGCTGACAACGCTCTGGCAGAAACTCACCGGAAGACAGACTGCTTCACCCGTACCGGCCGTGAATATTCCTGCGCCGGTGGCGAATGTGGCGCATCAGGTGTCCGCACTGCCGCAGCCGCGTAACGTGACGGAGGGTATGACTGGTGCGGTGATGGCTTCCGCTCCCGTCGCGGAGGCTATCCGGCCCCCGTTGCGACCGGAATCGGCCAGAAGGGAAGCTGCGCCACAACCGCAGGCTGCTGCGTTTTCCGGTGAGATACATGTACATCTGCACAACGTCAACACACAGAATCCGCGCGAACTGGCAAAACTGGTTGGAGAGGCTGTCCGCGAAGAGATGCGCAGACAGGCGCGTACAGGCATGAACAGCTTCCGCGACAGGGACTAAAGGAGACACAATTATGATGATGATTTTCGGCATGTTTGTGTTTGAACTGAAAACACTGCCGCATCAGCAGATCCAGCAGAGCAAAACATGGCGACATGTGAAAAATGAGCGCATAAACCGCTCTGCGGCCTGGCAGTATATCGGCGCAGGTGATGATCAGATCACGCTGTCCGGTTTGCTGTACCCGGAAATTACCGGTGGTGAGGTGTCACTGACACTGCTGAACACTCAGGCCTACACCGGATGTCCCTGGCCGCTGATTGATGGCACGGGGCAGATTTACGGAATGTACGTGATTACGGGATTACAGACCACCCGCTCCGAACTGGATCGTTACGGAAAGGCAAAAAAGATTGAGTTTTCTGTCAGTTTTCAGCGGTGTGATGAGGATATGAGGGAGAAACTTCAGTCAGCTTCTGCGGGTGAATTACTGAACACGCTTAAAGACAAAATGGCGACAGCGGCATTCTGAATAAAAAGAAGGGAGTGTAAAAAACACTCCCTTATACCCGTTATGGAAGAAAAGCAAATGTTGTCAATACATTCTCACTATATATAAATCGCCCGATGAAGGCAATGGTGATATTCGGGAAATAAAAAAGCCCTCATAAAGAGGGCAACATGCATTGTGTGAAGATTTAAAGTTCTATGTTCCGGAAGGGATTATATTGGGTTGGCGTTATTGAAACAATATTTTTAATTATTATCGTCATCGATGAAAATGTTTCCTGCGATTTTGTTGCTCTGATTACAATTTTGTCTGTTACTGTATCTTTGTGGTAAAAAAAAGCCCGCACGGGGCGGGCAAAGAATGTTTGCATGTGTATAACGCTGCGGGATTATAAATATATTATGCCTTCTGTAAACCCCCCTTTGATGGCGATTCAGGCCATACCAGCGCATTGTAACAATCTTCATCAGTCACGGAAGTGAACGTCATCTGCTGAAGTTCCTTAATGTATTCAATCCACGCAGCCAGGCTTCCTCTGTCTTCATCACTGATAGTGCCAAGCAACAACTCAGACTGCCAGATGCTGACTCTCTCTTTTGCCTCCGACAGCAGGATGTTTCGTTGTGATTCCGCTTTAGTCTGCCACTCCTCAGGAGACAATATACGGCGAACAATACTCTCACCGTCAAATATCCAGTTACCGTTAATATCTACGCCATCAGGCAGGCTTTCTGTTTCCGCCACTGATGCCCCCACAGGCCAGAGCGCTGAAACGTCATTTGATATGCTGACGATAATATTATTACTGTCATAGACTACTTTTACTGTGTTCTCAGAAAACTGTTTCTGACATTCATACCAGTCATTACCGTTTTCATCCTGAAGGAATAAAACTCCAGCATCAATAAGCTCTCTTTTATCTTCTCCCGGCGTGTAGGAAGTGAAGTTTTTAAAATTATTCATATACTGCCTCCTTTTTATACTGATGCTGCTGTGTACCAGGTTCCGTTGATACAATATTGGACGGGTCTGTAATAAACGCCCGCTATATTATCGGCAGAGTTGGACCCTGTATCCTGAACATTAATACCAGACAATACATGACCTGACGGGCACTGGAAATTCCATGTTTGCCAGTTGTTTACTCCATGATATTGCTGTGAACCAAGTCGAACATCTTTCACATAACGGGAATCAAAGTTACCGTAATCCGAGGGGTTAACACGCCCTGTAATATTTATGGTTTTATTACTTTGAATGCTGTCGGAGACAAAGCGCATAACATGGACGTTATTAGCATAAACGTCCAGATTACCGTCGCCATTTTGTTTAAAGCCCGTGTCATTATCACCCAAAACAATCGAGTTACCGCCAAGAGCACTGGATGTTCCGATACCCAGTGCACCATTCAATTGACCACCAGATAACGACAGTGCACCGACATCTCCCGCTGTAGGTTTTCGCGTTGTGGTATAAAACTCAGACCAGTCAGCCTCGAATCCGTAACCGTCACGAGCAGAACGATAAAAAATACCGCCGTTATTATAATTAACGCGGAACTGGGCGGCGGGACAACTTCCTTCACCGATATTAAAATGAAGAATTAACGTTGATGCCCCACCAATAGTTGCGTTATAGGCTCCGCTACTCCAGTTCCATCCAACGGCTTTATCATTCGCAACGGTATCTCCTGTTTTTCCTGAAGCAAATGCACCAATATTTTTCGGCGTCAGGTTAATATCTGATGTTCCATCAAACGAAACGGAATTAATCTTTCTCGCGGTTTTCAGCTTTGTAGCCGTTGAGGCATTGCCGGACAGCTCACCAGAAAGGCCAGCACTGAATGTCTGTTTCGCGCCCCATGTCTGGGCTTCGTCGATAATTGGCACACGTCTTGCTGTGATCGTGCGGCTTCCCGGATTTCCTGAAATACGCACCATAAAAAAGCGGTAGTTGGCTTTACTTACAGTGCTGCGCCATACATGCATTGAGCGTCCCGTACCGGTATCATCACTTGGGCCAACAGCGATGTTTATCAGGTTGCCATCAATAACGCCCCAGTCCATACCGTCGGGAATATTGGTCATGTTATCCAGCCGAACGGTTATCAGACTGCCCGGCACAAAGTCGTAGGTCTGCCAGTCCAGGCTGGTGAGTTTTGCTGCTGCGCCACCGATACCCAGATTCAGGGGAAGTGAATACGAGGTGTAGACTTCCCGCCATTCGCTCCATGAGCTGGCGGTATAGACTCGTTCATATGAGCGACCTTTCGTTGTCGTTCCTGTCCCTGTTGTGGTATAGCGTTGCAATACGGCAACGTAATCAAAACGTCTGATAACCTCTAACACCCCTAGTAGTGTTGCACCGGATGAATCCAGCAATGGACCATTGCTCGCTTTACCCGTCACACTGTAAATACCAGGGTCGGTTAGATCATTCAAATCACCGTCATAAAAGCTGCTTGCAGTCTGGCTGCCGATTCTCAGCCACGGTTCCCACTGTGGGTTTGATGCATCCCAGTTTGCAGCAAGGCAGCGGACATACATGTTCCCACGGCGAGTGGTATAACGCTGGGTATAACTGAATCCACCACCTTTCAGAACTTCAAGCACCCCCTGCGCGTAACTACCAGCTTCTGGATAGTGCAACGCAAGAGAAGCTAACGTACTGGAACTGTTTCTCCATGTACCCAGGTTATCCTCCCCGGCCAGAAAATCGAGATCCATACTGTCATCCAGCGTTCTGGCCGTCCCCTGAACGTTACGCCATACGCTCCACGGACCGTCTGAACCATTCCATGTGCCAGAAAGGTTGCGCATATAAACATTGCCTGTTCTGGTGGTATAACGCTGCATTCCTGAAAAATTACCGCCATTGAATACCTCAAGAACACCGACTGCACCATCTTCAGGGAAATTTTTCTCAAGTGTTGCGTTGGTGGATGTGGATTTATACCAGACACCCACATAAGCCTTAACAGGACCAAACGTATTCAGATCAGCATCAACCGGCATTTCGCCGTTGTTTTTCATAAACGTCAGGCTGGTGACGCCAAGATTGTCACGGAATACGGATGCGTCAGGAATATCAGCGCCATTCGACGCTTTTTGCAAAGCCCCTTCCGCATAGTCGATAGTGTTGTTCAGTCCGAGGTACTGAATCACTGCTGCGACGGAGCTTTTGGCAAGAATATTGCGCCCCACCGCGGTTATATCGGTCAGTGCAGCTGTGTCTGTGCTGGTGAAATAAGGCAGTTTGTTTGCGCCCGTAGCAAGCCTCGCCAGTGAGGTTAGCGTTGCATCAAGAGGCTGTTTGCCTGCCAGTGCATTGTTCATTGTTGTCGCAAAATTAGGGTCATCACCAAGTGCGGCTGCAAGTTCATTGAGCGTATCCAGCGCCCCCGGTGATGAGTCAACCAGGGCGGCAATGGCTGCGCGGACATAGGCCGTGTTGGCTATCTGCGTGTTGTTTGTGCCCTGTGCCGCAGTCGGTGCTGTCGGCGTGCCCGTCAGCGCCGGACTTTTGAGTGGCGCTTTTGTGTCATTAAGAGTCTTGATCGCTTTTGGCGTTGCTGCCACCGACTCGCTGTCGCTGTCCGTTGCACTGCTTAGCTGCGTGAAGCCCTTTTGCGTCAGTGAGGCATCCGGGTGACGGCGGGACTGCTCGTGCTCTGCAAGTTTGTCATCCACATAGTCCTGCGTTGCCATAATGGTTGTGCTGTCCACAGACAGGCTCACGGAATTAACGTCACTGATGATAATAATCATGCGACAGGTCATGGCGCGCCCGGAGCCTTCCGTGAGCAGGGGCTTGTAGCTTTCCGCCATGCTGGCAACCGCAATCAGTGTACCGGAGTTGTCATACAGCCCCAGCTCACGCATCCAGAAGCCACCAACTTCCGGCGGAATAACCAGTTCCGCAATCACCTGATTCGGTGCTTTACTGTTTTGCGTGACTTTATTCAGCGCACCGCGCCAGACCTCATGAATCAGGGTCGTCTGTGAGGCTGACGGTTCTGTCAGCACCCCGTCACCATCCCCCACGGCCATATGTGTGAGATTGACTTTCTGGCCCGATGTTGTAGTGGCTGCGGCCAGTTTTGCCGCACCGGCAGTTGTGATCACGGTTTTAAATCTGATGCTCATGCTGTCTTATTCCTGCGGATAAATCGTAATAACATCGCCGTCATACACAACGCCGCCGGTATACAGGTATCCCTGAATATCCTGCATGATATTCAGGCCAACCAGATGACGGCTCACCGGGCGGGCATCGGCAATGAGTCTTTCCATTTCGGTGTACATTTCCTCTGTGATCCCCACATCCAGTACACCGATGTCCAGCCGGAAAGTCCCTGGCGTATCGCCGGTTTCCCACCATTCCGTCACGTTAATGACATAGCCAAAGGGTTCAACCACACGCCGGATGGCGCTGATGGTTCCCTTATGGCGGTGGATAGCCCAGGCATCACGGATCACCTGGCGCTTTGTTTCTTCCGTCCAGTCACGATCCCACCTGTCCACGGACAGCGCCCACGCCAGATAAGGCAGCAGGGCCACCGGGCAGGTGTCAGGATCCCAGAGCTGGTTAAGGCTGACAGGCAGTGCTGACAACCGGCTTGTTCCCCGCTCCACGCAGCGCATGAAATCGCTGGCTGAAGGGGGGAGAAGTGATGGCTCACTCATTGGTTCCCCCTGCGCTGACCGTGAACGATGTGCAGTACGCTGACTGCACATCGCTGATAACAATATTCTGTGCGGGGCTGGTCAGTTCCACGCGCTGAACGCCCTGAACATGCAGTGCGGCCATGATGGCGGAAAGCGCCACATCGCGACCGATTTTGCCCTGTTCGGCAAGCCAGGCCTCCAGATTGTTTCTGGCGGCATTCAGGATGGGTTCCGACTCCGGCCCCGGATAAAAGTAAAGCCGGGCATCAATCTGATACCGGATGATTTCTGCACCCTGCACCGTCAGGCGGTCACCGACCGGGCGAACGTCTTCGGCATTCAGCGCATTTCTGACCGTCGTCAGGAGTGCTTCGGACGCCGTACCGTCGCCTTCTGTGGACAGCACCGCCACCACCACTTCCGCCGGTGCTGGACTGGTAGCGCGCGCGTCCGCCACCTGACCGCTGGCACTGCGGGCAAAATATTCATACGCCCCGGTGGGACCGGCCACGCTGAGGCCATCGAATGCAGACTGCGCACGCAGCCGCAGGGCTGTGTCGCTTTCCATGACGGCCTCCGCGGTGTCCGTGGCAGGTGTGATGACCAGTCGCGCGGTGTTCATGTTGGCGGCGAGGTTATCCAGGTCGTCACCTGTGGAATGGCTCAGCATACAGGCCGCCGCCCCTTCATTAATTCGCTGGCGATGCAGCAGTTCACGCAGTGCAAATGCCTGAGCGATGACCGTGAGCGGTTCGGACTCCAGCGCCATGGCTGACCGGACGGCAGCCTGCTGTGTCTGTGGAAATGACGTAATGATGTCTTCTTTTACCTCCGCCAGGATGACTTCAAAATCCGGCGTTTCAATAATCTGTGGTGTCGGCAGTTCCGACAGGTCAACGGCTGGCATTGTCGCTCCTGAGTGTCAGTGTGTTCTGTACGGTTTCCAGGCTTTCTGTCAGTGTGCCGGTGAGGGTGATAACGGCTTTTCCGCCCGCCTCCCACTGAATGCCAACGGCATTCAGGGCGATGCGTGACTCCCACTGTGTCAGGGCAATCACCACGGCACTCATGCACTGAAGGCGGGTTGTGGCATTCATCGGTGCATCCAGCAAATCCGGCAGCAGGCTGCCGTATTCCCGGCGCATCACCCGGCTGGCGAGCGGTGTCAGCAGAATATCCCTCACGCTGTTCCACAGATGGTCCGTATCGCTGAGCGTGCCGGTGGCTTCGGGGTTCATCCCCAGAAAACGTGCACTCACTGCGGGCCTCCTGTGGTGTCGCCGCCGCTCTTCACGCCACTGTGTTTGTGCGTGTGCAGCGTCACTCCGTTGGAGGTGAAATCACCGCCGCTGTGCGAGATATTGCCGCTCAGGGTTCCGCCTTCTGTCACCTCAAACGTTGCCGCTTTCAGATGGTTTGTGCAGATGACGGTGGGGGTGTCCAGCGTCACGCCCGTTCCGGCCTGAATGGTGGCGGTTCTGATTCCGGTGGCGCTCAGCGCGCCTGCGTCCGCATCGTAGCGGAACACAGCACCGTCAGGCGCTGTAACCACGATTTCCTTCAGGCTGCTGCCGGGTGCAGGATGTTCGCTGCTCCAGAGACTGCCGATGACGGTGGCAGTTACGGGGTCTCCATTGATACAGGCAATCATGACCTGTTCGCCCACGGCAGGCGGCAGCCAGACGCTGAACGCGCCCGCGCGTGGTGTGTTCCAGCGCAGCCAGTCGGTTTCCAGCTCTCCGCTGCGCACGCGAACGCGCCACGTGGTTTCGTCCACGGCAAAAATCACGCCCGTGCGGATGATGTTTGCAAGCAGCCGCATGATTTCCGCTGTCATCGTGCCGCACTCCTCAGGGAGCGGATAATCGTGTCATATACCAGGCGTTCGTCGGCTGCCGTGATACCCAGCAGTTCACGCACCGGGTAGGTGGTCATCACGCCCGGAGCCACCTCGTCGCGTAACCCTGCCTGATGCACGCGGGCAATCCGTGCCGCCAGGCCATCGAAGCCCACAACAGCGCCTTCCGCATCTGAGCGCATTTTTAACCAGCGGTATGTGCGAAGACGCGCGAACATCGGCGTGCTTTTTTTGCTGGTCTGGCGGGCAGACATGGACGATACAGCGATGTATCGCTCAATATCATCACGGTAAAACGTCCTCAGCGCACCGCCACGGTCAGGGTCGCGCCCGATAATGGCGCGGCCTTTCCGGTAACGCTTGTGGCCCCACTGGCGTAACGTGCGCACTTCACCGTTCCATACAAATTTCACTTCACGGCGGGTGTGCATCACCTGCCGTTTTCGTGCCGGATACGGCGAGCCGTCTGCGTTCTTCTGTGCGCGGATGCGCGCCTGCTGGCTCCGGCGCAGCGCCTGCCCGACAGCCCGCGCCGTGCGTGCCCGTCCGGCGGCGGAAAGCCCGCTCAGGATGTCGCGAAAAACCGCGTCCGTTTCATGCGTCGTCGTGTTCATCCGTCAAATCCTTAAAGGTCACGTCCTCAACAATCAACTCCCCCCATGCCCCCGTCAGTGCGGCAGGCGGGCGGGGTTCCGGCAGGTGCGCCGGATACAGTTCACCCCGTTCATTGCGGCAGACTTTCACGCGCTCGCGCACGGGAATCTCCAGTAACAGGTCGGTGCTGTCGTCGTCATTGACGGCAACGGAAAACTTAACGTCCTGGTTTTTTTCCGGGTTAAGCAGCAAATCCGGCTGGTTGTGCATGAGCCAGACAATCAGCGGCAGCATCAGCTCGTCGATGTGCCCCGGAAAATCCATGACGAAGGCCACGAGCGTGTAACGGTAGACAAATGTCGGGGTTTCACCGGTGGTCTCAATATTTCCGCTTTCTGCAAACACGGTGAGTTTTTCCGGATTCGCGCGACACCACCGGGATGAGGCGGTGAGGGCTTCGCGCAGACGGTTCATTTTCAGCATGACTTCTCCTTACGGTCGCATCCGGCGTTGCTGTCCGGTTGCATTAATGGCTGCCTTGTCGGCGTTGCAGCTCTCCAGCGCGTCCAGCAGCCGGTCACTCCAGACGGCCAGTCCGCCCCACGTCAGCGGGCGGGGCAGGGAGGGGACCGGCGTTGGCTGTGTCAGACTTTCCGGCAGCGGTGCGTGCTGCGTCTGAGTGACCACGACGGGGCGCGGCGCGCTGTTGCAGGCGGTCAGCAACAGCGGCAGGCACATCAGCAGCCGCGCACGGATTTTCCCGGAGTGCGTTGCGTATCTCTTCACGGCGTTTTTCTCCCTCCTGATTCCGGTGCTGCTCTGCGGCGCGGACCTGCGCCAGCAGGCCGCTGATGCCCCGGAGTTCTGCATGAAGTGCATCCACGGCGGCATTCGTTCCCGCCAGCGCCTGTTCGTGATATTCACGACGTGCCCGTTCATGCCCTGCCTGCCAGGCCAGACGCAGCGACACCAGATACAGCGCCCCTGAAAACAGGGCGACAATGGCGGCGGTGGTCAGTCTCATTTCTGTTTCTCCACATCCCGCAGACACCAGGCGCGAAAATCGCTGCGGCGGTTAACCAGTCCCTGACTGCGCTTCCCGCCCGCATTCACAAAATCCGTGAGGCGGGTGCACATCAGCGCCCAGTTATGCGTCTGTGCCTGTTTCCAGATGGTGGTGCGCTGGCGCTTTCCGTTGTGGTCCTTAAACCACATCAGGCCGGAACAGCCCAGATTGAAGGCCGCGTCCGTCATCGCTTCGAAGGCCGACTGCGGCATGGCTGCTCCCTGAAAATTCTGGTTAATGCAGTTCTCCGCCCGCTGCATGTCATTCACCCAGCGACGGGCCACCTCCTGCTCGCTGTACAGGTGTTTCTGTACGTTTCCCGTGGAGCCGCAGCCCACGGTGGCAACACCCGCGATGTCCGTGTAGGGTGTGGCGCGGCAGTCTTCCCACGTGGCAATTTTTATCTGTGCCTCCTGTGAGGTGCGCAGTGCTTCGGGAGCCAGCGAGACACCCAGCGCCACAATCACGGCGGCGGCATATCGCTTAATGTTTTTCATCGTTATCCCGTTGCAGTGCGGCAAGCGCCCGTTGTTCACTTTCATGAAGCCCGCGCGTTCCGGCCTGCGCCAGAATCTGTGCAATCAGCGCATTGCGGCGGACCTGCGCACGCTCCATGCGGCGACGGTGAAGCCAGCCCTGAAAGAGTGAAAGCGCACCCAGCAGCAGCCCGGCCAGCGCGATTTTTTCGCTGATGGTCATCGCGCCAATCGTGACCGCAGAGACGGAGGCGGCGAAGGCGATGTGGTCGTAAATACTGCGAAAAAAACCTAATCCCATAACTGCACCGTCTCCCGTGTTTTTTTCTCTTCCTGCTCCGGTAATTCCACTTCCTGTCCGGCCTCCAGAAAAATCTGTCCGCACAGCCCCGGATTAGCGGCCAGCACCTTTTCGGTCACACCCTGCGTTGTGCCGTAGTGCCGGAAGCACAGCAGGTCAACGGTGTCGCCCTGTAATGCCTTCACCTTCATCAGCACAGCCTCGCAAAGATGCGCGGTGCACCCTGAATATCGGCAATGGCCCAGCGCACGTCGCGCCAGAGGTCGCCGGTCTGGGCTTCCAGTGCGTCCGCTTTGCGGTCGCCCTGTTCGGTTGTGTCCACATCGCGCACGCGCTCCAGTATCAGGGCGCGGGTGGCGGCATACACCGCAAGGCGGAAGCGGTGCACGTTGACGCTTTCGCCGTTCACGCGGGAGGCCGGAACGTCCGCCAGCGTGCGGTATCCGTCATTCATCTGCTGCGTCTGCCAGTTGCGCAGCTCACCGGTGACGTGTGCCACGGCTTCGGTTGCCGCGTGCATCAGACGCGACGTGGTGGTGCGACCGGGCAGGCGAACGGCAAGGCGCAGCGTGCGCAGTTCTGTCTCCGGCCAGAAGTCGTCCGTGGTGATGCGTGCATCACCGTCGTCCGTGTCCGCGACATCCTCCGTCGCGGCAGTGATACCGGGTTTTGCAATCATGCTCATGACGAGCCTCCGTTAAAAAGTCAGGCGGTGGGCGAACGGTCAGAAGGTCGCGGAGTTAAAAACCTGGTGACCGTCCGCGCCGCCTGTCGCCGGGGCGAAGTCGTTATGTGTGAAAGCTGAATTTCATGCGGATTTTTTGCTTTTCCGTGTGGCAGTGGCTTTTGTGGCGCTCTTTTTGCCTGCCTTTTTCGTCACGGTTTTTGTGGTGGCGGTTTTCGCGGTGCTTTGGCTTTCCGCGTTGTTCTCCCCGCCATCACTGCTGGTCAGCTTTTTCACCGCACGGGAGAGCGTGGCAATCTCGCGCTTCACGCCCGCGTTCGGGTTCAGGTGCATCGCTTCGCGCAGCAGTTTCAGCGACAGGGTCACACTGTCTGCATCTGTCAGAGCACGACGGGAAAACGCGCGCGCCTTGCAGAGTTTGGCGCGAACCTCGTCCGGCATGTCCCGACCGGCGACAATTTCCTGTAGCGTGTCCAGCGGGGCGATGTATCCGGACAAATCCGCGTCCTGGTCAGTGCCTGCCAGCGTCAGCACCGGGTTACAGATTTCCTCTGTCAGCAGCGTGGCGGCATCGCGCCCGAAGCTGTCCGGTGTGCTGAGGTTATGACGCACCACGTACTCACCGATACGCAGCGCCAGCGGCAAATCACCACAGTCAACGGCCCAGACCATGAGGGTAACAATCACCTCATCCTGGCGTCCGCTGTCGCTCTCCAGCGTGCCGTCAATCCAGCCGGAAAAATCCGGCAGCAGTGTCTTTTTCAGTTCCGCTTTCGCCGCCTTTGACTGAATGCCTTTCAGTCGCGCCTGTGCCAGTCGCAGGCGGTGCAGGATTTGTTCGTGAGCCGTGCGCACCGTCTGTGACTGACTGTCATCGGTCAGTCCGGCGCGTTGTGCCATCGTGCGCTGAAAATGCGCCTGTGCCGGTGTCAGCATTGTTCTCTCCTCTTACGGGCGGTCAGCAGCCGCCCGTGGTTCAGATAAATCAGTCTTCGTGATTACTTTCATCAGCCAGTTTCAGCCCCGTGATAAGGGCGCACTTGCCGAAGTCTTCCACCACCCAGGCATCATTGGAGGACTGATAGGTTGCGATGCGGTTGTAGTCCGGCTCTTCACGCATCAGACGACGTAATGCCCCCACCTGGTAGTAGACGGACAGGTTGTCGAACGAGGTGATGAGCAGCGCATCTGCCGGGAAGAACGGCGCGAGATATACCGGCAGACCACCAATCAGGCGTGAGGAGGTGATCAACTGACCGGCCATCAGTTCCGTGTTCGGCGCGGCGGCACTCATGGCGTTAATGAGCGGCAGGCGCAGCGTGTTGAACAGGTCGCGTCCCATCATCACCACAAGGTCGGATGAATCCTTGTACCACTCGTCCAGCAGGGATGAGCGCGCATCCTGTACCAGCGCGTCCGGGTTGTTGTACTTGCCTTTGTGGGTGACGGCGTTGTTCATATCGCGTGCCGTAATGGTGACATCAGACATCACGCGCTGGGCTGCATTCTGGCGGATGCTTTCCAGCCAGCCCACGGCGCAGTCCTGCAACAGCGGGTTACTGCTGCGGTCGGACTTCACGGCGCGGGACGTGCCGTTGAAACCAATCATGATGCGGTCAAGGGCGACACGGCGGGCAATCTGCGCACTGACCCGTGCCTGAAAATCCGGGTGTGCGGACCACGCGTCCAGTTGCGCGTAGCTGATGAACGTGTCGTAGTTGATTTGCTCGCAGGCGTACTGGCGTGCCGTCAGCTCGTGGAGTGATGCCGGCTCGCGGCGCTCGCTTGTACTGGTGTTCACACTGGCGGACGGACCGTTGATGCCGTTCAGGACTTTTTCGCCCTTCTGGTCGGTCACGCCGATGACGTTGATTCTTTGCAGCAGCTCGTCGCTCAGCTGAATGGCGTTTTCCATGCGCTGCTGCACGGCAGGCTGAACGTTAAAACGCTGAGCAAGCGCAGCTGGAGAAACATTGTTCATGCCCGCCTGCTGCTGCATGTACATCGCCAGAGCGCCGCGGGTGGTGGATGAAAGAGTCAGGTTCATGGTTAATCCTCAGAAATCACAGGCGGTGTAAGCAATACCGCCGCCGGTTACGCCAGGGTGAGCAGGTGCGTCAGTGCCCGTTGCGGAGAAACGCTGATGCGGGTCGCCGTCCTGTGCCTGTAGCTGTGTACGCAGCGTGGTCAGTTCCCGGGTCAGACGGGTGATTTGTGCGCGGTCTTCGTCGCGCTGGCGTTCCTGTGCGTTGAAACGGTCAAGCAGGTCAGCGTGCGCAGAGGCCACGCGCTCAACGACATCACGCATCTGGCTGAACTGTTCGCTGTCCGTTTTACGCCCGCCGCTGATAAGGTTCATGACACGCGCGAACCACTGAACGCCTTCGTCGTTCTGGCGCTGGTTCAGGGCGATAATTTCAGCCTCAATGGCATCGGTGAACAGCGGCGGCTCGCACTGCTGATTGTTAAACGCCATCACCTGCGCGCGCTGTTGTGCGGCAAACTGCAGACGCTCAGTGCCAAGACTTGCCGGGGTGTCGGTCATCGCCAGTCCCTGAAGATACGGACCGCCCGTGATGAATGACTGCGGGTAAAGCTCGACGCTGGCATAAATCTTTTTGCCGTCATCCAGCAGTTTTTTCATGCGCTCAGTCGGTTCAATTTCGGCATACAGCGCCGTGCGCCCCGCCAGCGGCCCGTCAGTGATGTTCTCTGCGCTCAGTGCCACCACATCCCCCATCGCCGCGAAGGCGCTGTCCGGATGCGGTGAAAGGATGTGCTCCACGTTCACACGTGCACCGTAGACGGACGGGTCATAACTGGCTGCGGCAGCTTTCAGCATATCGCCACAGATTTCGCGCCCGTCTGAGGTCGTACCGGAAACGGCCACGCGGAATTTTTTTCGTTCAGGTTTCTTGTCTGCCATACGGCCTCCTCGAATATCGTTGTGCTCATGATGACGCGCCCTGTGGCCCGCGCTCAACGCGGTGGTGTTGTCGGAGTGTTGCGACAAAGTGCGGTGTGAATACAGGCGGGACGTGCGCGTGTAGCCTGTATGACAGGAGGTGACAGACGGCATGATTCAGGACGCATTCATCAGGCTGCGTGCAAAACAGCTTTACTGGCAGGGTTATCCGCCCGCTGAAATATCGCGGCTGATGGGTATCAGTCAGAACACGATTTATTCGTGGAAAAAGCGCGACGGATGGGATGAAACGCCGCCCGTGGAGCGGGTCACGCAGTCGATTGATGCGCGGCTGGTTCAGCTGACCTCAAAGGCTGAAAAGAGCGGCGGTGATTTCAAGGAAATCGACCTGCTGACACGCCAGCTCGCAAAACTGAATGACAGCAGGGGCGGAGCGGAAAAAAGCCCGCGAAAACGAAAGCTGAAAAACCATTTTTCCGAATCGCAGGTTGCCGCACTGCGCGAACACATCACCGGTCAACTGGCAGAGCATCAGAGACGCTGGTATGAGGCACTGGACGTCTGCCGTCGTGCCGGTGTTGATATTCGCATCATTGTGAAATCCCGACAGATAGGCGCGACCTGGTATTTTGCGCAGGAGGCACTGCTGCGGGCGCTGGATGAGAGCGTGAAATATCCGTACCAGCGAAACCAGATTTTTTTGTCAGCCTCGCGCCGTCAGGCTTTTCAGTTTAAAGGCGTGATTCAGAAGGCGGCGCAGGCTGTGGACGTCGAGCTGAAAGGCGGTGACAAAATTGTGCTTTCCAACGGCGCGGAACTGCATTTTCTGGGGACATCCGCCGCGAGTGCACAGTCATACACGGGCAATCTGTATTTTGACGAATTTTTCTGGGTGTCAAACTTCATCACGCTGCGCAAGGTTGCAGGCGCGATGTCCACACTCAATGGCCTGACGCAGACCTACTTTTCCACGCCGTCATCGGAGATGCACGAGGCGTTTCAGTTCTGGAACGGCGCGCGGTGGAATGCAGGGCGACCACGCAGTGAGCGCCGGGAGATTGATGTGTCCCACCACGCCCTGAAGAGTGGCGTGCTGTGCCCCGACAGTGCGTGGCGGCAAATCGTGACGATTCAGGATGCGGTGGACCTGGGCTGGACGCTTACCAGTATCGACAAAATCCGCAACATGAACACGCCGGATGAGTTCCGCAATCTCTACATGTGCGAGTTTGTCAGCGACGGCGAATCCGCCTTCGACCTTAATGCCCTGCTGGGCTGTGGTGTGGATGGCTATGACGAGTGGAATGACTGGAAACCGTTCGCAGCACGTCCGGTGGGTAATCGTCCGGTGTGGATTGGTTACGACGCTAACGGCAGCAGTGGTAACGGCGACAGCGGGGCGCTGTCTGTTGTTGTACCACCTGCCGTCAGAGGCGGCAAATTCCGCACGGTGGAGACGTTGCAGGTGCAGGGGCTGGAATTTGAAGAGCAGGCCCGTGTGATTGAGCAGTTCACGCACAAATACAACGTCCAGCACATTGGTATCGACGTGACCGGCGGTAACGGTGAGGCAGTGTACCAGATAGTGCGGCGGTTCTGGCCTGCCGCCGTGCCGTACACGTTCACACTGGCATCCAAACGCGCGCTTGTGCTGAAGATGTTGCAGATTATTCGTGCGGGGCGCTGGGAGTATGACCGGGGCGAACGTGAGCTGGTCAGGGCATTCAACGCTGTGCGCAAGGCAAAAACGGCGGGTGGGGCAATAACGTATGAAACAGACCGCACACGCGGCGTGAACCACGGCGACCTCGCGTGGGCAACCATGCTTGCCGTCATTAACGAGCCGCTGGGCGATGAGGACGGTGCTACAGGAATGCGGGTGATTGAGTTCTGATGAAAAAACAAAAACGAAAATATTCGCGCCGCGATGACGGCGTGGCGCTGGCAGAGGCACTGCGCCGCCAGCCGTCGTTAAGCGCCTTCTCGTTCGACGGCCCTTACGATGCGCACGCACTCGACCTGCTGGATAACGCATACTGTCTGAGTAACGGCAGATACTACGAAACGCCCGTTGACTGGTACGGACTGGCGCGGGCATCCCGGCAGACCTCGTGGCACCAGTCGGCGCTGTACTTCAAGCGGAATGCCCTTCTGGGCTGCTTCATTCCGCACCGGCTGTTGTCCCGGCAGGCGTTCTCCGCCTTTGCGCTGGACTGGTTTGTGTTCGGGAATGCGTTTCTTGAACTGCGCACCAACAGGCTGGGCGGAAAGCTGGAACTGCGGCACGCGCTGGCGAAGTACACCCGCCGAGGTGTGGAACCTGATGTGTACTGGTTTGTGCAGGCGGGGGAGCAGGATCACGAGTTCCGTCAGGGGCGCGTCTGTCACGTCATGAATCCCGACATCAACCAGGAAGTTTACGGGATGCCGGAATACCTCGGCGGCCTGCTGTCTGCCAGTCTGTCTCACTCGGCGGACCGCTTCCGCAAACTCTACTATGACAACGGTTCACACGCAGGCTGCATCATTTACGTGGGGGCTGCACAGGTTGACCGCGAAAGCATGCAGGCACTCGAAAACGCATTACAGGGCGCAAGAGGCGGCGGGGCATTCAAAAACCTGCTGCTCCAGGCACCGAACGGCGGAAAGGACGGCGTGCAGATCCTGCCGTTTCAGCAGATCACCGCCCGGGATGAGTTTATGAACGTCAAGACCGCCTCACGTGATGATGTGCTGGCCGCTCACCGTGTACCACCACAACTGATGGGCGCAATGCCCAGCGGGCAGGGTTCTTTTGGTGATGTGGAGAAGGCGGCCAGAGTGTTTGCGATCAATGAACTGATGCCGGTGATGGAGGCGATGAAGCACGTTAATGACTGGCTGGGCGAGGAGGTGATCCGCTTTAACCCTTACGCTCTGCTGGATACCCCGCCCACATCCTGACGCGCTCCGCTTGTCTGCTGCTTCGCCGGGGCATAAAAAATTTATGCCCCGACTCACCAGCTCCGGTGTGTCACGCACCAGGCATCTCAGGGATCTACAGGTTGAATAACCTGTCAGCACACGCCGCACCAAAGCGCATCACAGGGCGTGTGATGCATCAGCCCATACTTCACACACAACCAATAAAACATCGCGTCAGGGGCGCAATCAGCCGCATTTCTGGCGATTTCTGGGGATGCTTTCAGACCCCAAATTGCGGGCTGTTCCCCCGGCACCCGCGCGCAACAAAAACGCGTTTTTTTGTGCACGCACGGATCCTTGACGGATCCAGCCGCCACGCGGGCCGGAAGAGCAAAAAATCGTTCAAAAAAATTGTGCAAATTTGTGCACTATTGTGCAGAAGAGCGATACATGATTTTCGCCTTTATTTCAGTGTGTTCAGGTGGCCATTCTCAATACCCATTTGGTGAGAGACAGGAATAAAAATGATCTTTATCAGTAGGTTATGTGTGTGATTAAATTAGATGCAGCACGTTTAGTCCCCAGAACCCAAGACCAATGAAAGATAACAATCAGAAAAAAATGATATGGCATGTTGCCTGTGATGAATCTGGCGTTGATGGGCAGCCATTCTACGGGTTTGGGAGTCTCTGGATGAGCTATCAGAGGCGCGCTGAACTCACTCGCATGGTACAGGATTTGAGAAAAAAGCATGGATGCAGTGATGAGCTCAAATGGCAGAAAGCACATTCAAAGCGTAATGCAGCTTTTTATAGCGACGTCATTGATGTGTTTTTTAGGCACAACTGGATGGCTTTTCACTGTATTATTGTTGAGAAGTCTAAAGTAGAAAAATCATATCATGGTGGGGATTATGATCTTGCAATGCGTAAGCATTTTTGCAAGCTTATTGAAACAAAAATAGGTAACGTGATCCAAAGGTGGCCTCATGCGGAATGTGAGTTCCTTATAGAAGTTGATCCCCTGCCATCTCGTTACAAAAAAGCCGATGAAGAGTTTCACATAATTGCCAACCATTCTCTGGCCCGAAAATATGGGCGCAAGGACATAATTAAACTAGTTGAAACAAAAGACTCAAAAACATCGGAACATATTCAGCTTGTCGATTTTTTATTAGGGGCTGTAATGTGTGCATATCAAAGGAAAGCCACTTCTCCAGCGAAACTGGCTATGGCAGAGAAAATCGCTTCTTATCTTGGGTGGGAATCATTACGGCATGATACCTGGCCGACAGAGCGAAAATTCAATATCTGGTTGTTTTTTGATAAAAAGAAGGGGCCAAGAGATATTGAAACGAAAGAGGTTAATTTGCGATATAAATTACCCCCTTTGCGTAAAAAATAGCGCCAACCTCTCAGCTGGCGTGGTTGGAGTCCCAGTCTGACGACGAAGTTACCAACTAGGCGGTATCAACTTTTGGGGGGCCGCCTCTAAATCCCCAAAACCTTGAAATCTGCGTAAAACATAACGTTGAAAACGTTCAAATTCAATAAATTTTTCTGTGAATCGGGGCGTCTATATCCGCCCCTCTTAAGTTTAGCTTCACTTCCCCTGGGGATGCTTCACCGTATTGCCTTATTCGGGGAATAACGCCCTGATATTTCCGGCCATCTGATTGGTTATCTGTGCGGTTGGTACTGGCTGTGACACGGGGCGTTCAGTCCTGGTTTGTGTCACGGGTAACGCCTCATCGTCAGCCCATGCAGCCAGTCGGTAAGCCTCTGCTGGATTCATTTTCAGAAGTGCCAGCCCGGCCAGAAAAGCCACACGCTGGCCGCTTTTGCGGGCTTCTGGTGTAAGGCTGTCCAGCCAGGCGCATGCTTCGCTTTCGTTCTTGACGGCTGCAGGCTTCAGATAGAAACTTATCCGCCTGGTTGATGTTGTCATTGGTTCACTCCCTGTCCATGTCATGGAGTCCATTAACCAGGGCAAACTGTGGCTCCGGTGTTGTGTGAATGTTTGCGTTGAGGCCGTAAGCGTCATGTACCGCCGGAGCCACAATCTCCGCCCCTCCACCGACAACCATCACCCGACCGTACCCCGAAAACCCCGCCAGCGCGCGAATCACGCGTTGTTTCAGTGTTTCTTCCTTTTCACGAATAACCGCCATCAGGCTGTCGTAATGCGCGACATTGTGGATGTGCTGGCGCAGCCAGGCTTCATCATGGCGATGTTCGATAATGGTATTGGCGATGTGGTGACTGGTACGCATACCGTTAGTGGCCATCACCGACAGTACGGCATCGGTCATCAGTG